GGGTACTCTATCCCTTTACACATGACTGTCAGTGGCCTCATCACCGCCTTCATGGCTCTCTTCCAGAAGTGTGGGAGGTGCTCGAAGAAGTATCCGAACTCGTCGAACGCCGCTTGCTTCTGCGTCCGGTCGCACTTGCTGATGTCGACGTCAAAGTACCGGAACGTCCCGTCCGGCTTGACGAAGATGAGGCAGCCGTCGTCAGAGTGAACCCAACCTCTCGATCGGCGCTCTGCGTCGGTCCTCGAGCATCCACCGTGACCCGTCGGATCGAGAATACTCTTTGCCCAGTCGTCCAAGATTGGCTGCGAAACTCGTTTCACAAACTTTATCTGGCCCAACTTGGTCGTGACGACCTTCTCCATGGCGATCTTTAGGAGGTACAGGTATTGCCCGTCCGAGAGTGTAGTCTCTACTCCCAGATTGACAAACTGTCGTTTAGTTCCCCCATCTTCCGCCGTTTCCGCTTTCTGTTTTGCCTCGTTCTTGATCAGCTTCCCGTTTTCCGTGCCGATGAATCCGCAGTCTTTGAGGTTTTGGGCCGTCCTTAGATACAATAACTTCTTTGCTGACGGTGCGCGCTTGAGTTGTTCTTCAAACATCTTCTCTGCACGCTCTACGGTTCTTTCAAACTCGTATCTTACCTCTTCCCAGTACGGTCCCACTTTTTCCTTTGCTTCGGCGAAATGCTTCTGGTTCTTCATGAGTGCCTCGTGATAGCCCTTTACTTCTGGCTTGATCTTGCAAGTCAGCCTCCTCATACTGTTTCTCCCGTGTCCCGGGTTCTCAGCCAAGTGTTCTGCGCTGCTGCTCGTGCCCGACCAATGCGTGGTCTTCTGGCTGTCCCTCATTGTGTAGTGGTAGCCGATTTTGACGTCGCCGGACTCGGTGAATATCTCGCCTTCGAGCCGGAAACTGTTGTTGTTGATAAACAGTTCGTCGTTGAAGATGGGCTCGTCCCTCGTCCGAAGAACACCCCTGTCTGCGGTAGTCTCGTTTGGGGCTCCCGGTGTGGCAAACGCCATAACCTTGCCATTCACTGGCATCTCAACGAGTAATTCCGCCTCGAGGAATTCTGTATACAGCTTGGCTTTGGTCATGGCCCAGCACCTGAGGTCAAATTCCGGGTGTTTGCGGTAGTGCGTCAGCTTGGTATCAAAATAGTTCTCCCATTGGTTGATTAGGGTGTCTACTCTCTCGCCCTTGCCATTACGACACTTTGCCTTTCCCCAGTCCATCTGTTTGAGCAGCTTGTGTAACTCAGTGTAGATCTCCGCGTGTATGCATGTGGCGAAGCCTGCAGCTCTCAATGGGTTGACTCCGTTCCGGCGCTTATCGAGCTTACCGAATGTCTTCTTCGTCCCCCTGAGCATAAACCGATTCCCTCGCTGTACAGTGTAGCCCGTGACTGTTTCGCTTACTACTCGCGCTGCACCCAACAGATGCATCAATGATCCAGCATAATGAGAAACTGCGACAAGGAATTTACCGTGTTTGACAGTGCCAGGGCATGGCAACAGGACTGTCGTCTTCGACAAGTCCACGTCACTTCCCCGCTCGGTCCCTTTGTTCTTGGGCTCGTACTGTTCATCCTTGGTTTCTTCCTCCAGTTCCTCTTTGGCGACAACGGTTTCATCCGCGCTCCGCTCTACTACACTCGGTTCGACTTTCTCGACTTGACCACTCACTTTTGGTGAGGTAACAATGTCTTTCTTCCCTTGCGGGGAATGATAGTGCTGCTTCATGCACTTAGTGTCTTGACAATCTTTCCGTGTGTATTTGTAGGCGATTCTTCGCCGGGCGTTGAGATCATTCTTGTTCTCCTTGCCCTTCTTCTCTGGCCTTGGCTTCTTGAGCAGCCTGTGGTAGTGTTTCTCGTTACATTTGAAAACTGCTTCCCATGGCAGTCCTGGCCAGTGGCACTTGGTGTACGCTACTCCTTCTGTGTGTATGAGGTCCTTCATCACGTAGCTGTGGTTTTTCTGCTTCTTGGGTACTTCCACTTCCTTCACGACGATGTCTTCGATGACTGGCTCTTCAGCTCGAGTCACCCTAGACTTGCCGGCCTTACGGGCCCTGACATTAGCCTTGACGTGTTTCTTGTTCCCCTTGTTCCTAATCTGTTTCTGTAGGGCTAGTTCCCATTGTGCTTTCTTCTTCTTCTCCATCGGGCTGTTTCTGGCTTTCCGGTCGTGTTCTTCTTGCCTGCTATTCCGTGGACCTTCCTTATCTCGCGCATCGTGCATAGCCTGGAGTCTGGCCTTAAACGCCTCGTTTCTGCCCAGTACTGCCGTGGCCACTCGTAGCGCTTCTCGTCCGGCTGCGGGGTTTGGTTTGTCTTCCACTTCCCACAACTTCGAGTCTTCTTGTGAGGCCACGTCCCTATTCCATCTATCGTATTCTGCTCTGGCTTTCTCATCTATGTCTACTGCTATTCTAGGTTGTTTCTCTTCCTGCACTAGGCCATCCTGTTGATGGGCTGAACTGGTCCACTCCTGTTGAGCTTTCCATGTGTTGGCGAGCTCTATAGCTGCCTCTCTGTCTGAATCTATTCTACCTATATCTATGATTCCAGCCTCTGGTGGTACTTCGATTTGTTTCTGCGGTGAGCTATCCGCCTTAGCAGGAGAAATTCTCCTGTCCCTTAGTGTCGCTCTGCGGGAATCCATATTCGACAATGAGGACCGGAGTGGCATCCGGCGTGAGCAACCTTGGTTTGAACCCGGCGTATGTTTCTGTCACGAGGGCGGGTTTCCTCGTCACATGGCCTTCATACGCGCACGTGGACCCCTTCATGCGCTTAAGTACGTACCAGACACCGTGATGCGGCTGCACGTCGTAAATGGTGCCAACCTTGTACCCCTCTCCCCTCAGCTGCTCCAGAATGGCGGGCACGCACTTGGACTTGAATGGATCCGAGAACCGAATCAGGATGTCCTTGCCATCCACCGTTACCTCGTCGAACTGAATAGTGGTCCATTTCTTCTCGCTGGCTTCTCCCGCGTCGCACTCGCGATGGCCCTTTGTGACCTTGTGCTGCTCGATCCTCTCCTTTATGGCCGCTATCTTGGCTTGGAGTTCTTCGACTCGTCCTGAGTCGGGTCCATCTTGGAGTTCCGCTTCTAGGCCCGTAGCTTGGGCTTCGAGTAGCGTCAGCTGTGGATCCACCTGGAAAAAGTCGTCCGGCATTGGTGGATATTTCGCTTCCGTTGAGTCCTCCTTCTTCTCGACCGTCCAACGGGTGACTGGGTCCTGCTTCTCTCCGGCCTGCATCTTCTGGCGATAGACCCCGGGTGGCCGGTAATAGATTGTGCCATCTGGCCGCTGCATCTGGAGGAGTTCGTCGGTTGAGCCCGCTCCTTCCAGTACTTGTTTGACTATCATCTTCGAGCCACCGTTGCCAGTGAACCAGTTGACTGCTGCGGTGCCTGCCTTCCATGTGTTTGTAGACAGCCATGAGAGAACCTTCTTCGAGTCCTTTTGCACGCTCACGAGGCACTTCAGCTGGTTGGGGGTGATTGTGGCGGACTCGCCTGTGCTCATGTAGTCCCTGTAGGCGGCTTCGCACATCACCCCGTCGACATACAGCCGATCGCGCAGCTGATTTACGTCCAGCTTCGTGCCGTTCTCGTCTCCCGAGAAGTTCACTAGATTGACCTCCCAGTTGCCTTCCCCAATCGTGACTGACTTGCCGTCGGAAGCCACGCTTGCCCCATCCGGCTGTGTTACCACTGTGCCCAAGACCATAGTCTCCTCCACCCCGTTTGTCAGACCACCTGTCTGGTTTGGTTCGGCGACCAAAATGTTGGCTGCCGTGCTAGCTTGCTCCTTCTGCGAAGCCAGGGTGAACTCGACCTCGTACTCGAGCAACCAGTGACCATACGTGGTTGAGTCAGCGGCACCGCTCAGAGTGTAGTAGAAGTTACAATAGTCGTACCACTTTAGGTCTGCCGCCTTCGACGCGTTCCGCACGTAGCGCCAACCAACCATGCGGTTCATGGCACCTGGATACAGGTTCCACTTTCGGTCCTCTTGTGCCCACACCGATTGCAACTTTGCTCCTTCCAGCTTCATCATGTGCGACAGGTCCTGAGGTGGCGGGTCGTTGGGGTTTCGCACAAACGCGCCAACAATGTCAACTGCGTCGCTAGTGCTGTTTTCGGGGACCCATACTGCCACCATTTTGTGCCACTTGTACATCTCATACTCCTTGGCAATCTGCCTCAGCCATGTGAACATCCCGCATCCTGGGTTGAAGCCTTCCACGCTAGCCCCAGCTCCGAGGCGGAAGACGTGATAGGTGGAGGCTGAAGAGGTGGAGCTCACTGCCTCGATGTACTCAGTGTGCTTGATCCGTAGGCCGTCTGCAGTCTGTACGACAACCGGGTGGGTCTGCTTGATCCCGGCTGACCACGCCACCGGGGCAGCGGAGGTCCCCAGCATAGGGGTGGCGAGCATAGTCGGCATTGGGGCTATAGATTTCTGCTTGTATGTTTTCTTATGCCCGCCTGGTCTGGTCGCCGGCCTTGACTTTTGCTCGTAAGCCTGGCGTGGCTTGCGGGTCTCCTTCTCCCGCTTGTAGTGTGGCTTCTTCTTCGTTGTGGCCTTCTTCTTGGGGCGCCGCGCTTTGTCTCCTCCCTTAGTCTGTGGCTCGCCTCGGCATAGCAGCAACTCTTCCCTGTTATAACAGGTGATGAGATGCGCTTTGTTCTCCGCTGGCCAGAACCTCTCGCTGTAGGTGGTGATGTGGTGGGTGACCTGCTTGCGTTCCCTGTCCACCACCCAGACTGAGTATAGCTCATCTTCCCCTTCCACGTCTAGAATGGAGGTGTACGGCTTATCTTTCTGCTTCATGACATTCTTAAAGCAGTGCCCTACCTCACCCTTCACCAACACTGTGAGTTTTGGCTCTCCCCCGTGGTCGGCGTCTGGGGCGTTGCAGCACCAAAAGGCTGCGCTCTGAGTTGCCTTCTTATGGTGTGAAAGCAGAGGTTGGTTTACTTCCTCCTCCCGCTCTACGGGAATGTATCTCAAAGGGGCGCGCTTGGGAATGGGGATGGGCTTGGTCCGCTTTCGCAGATGCTGGATTAATTTGGCTTGATTCGTGCTGAGTGTTCCCACACTCCTTTCAGTTTGGCTTTGCTTCGCCATGCTGAATTTGGTCTTTCGGGGTGTCACCGTGGTGAGAGTAGGAGTTGTTGAACCGGACTCCGTGCCGGGCGTTTTAAAAGTACGAACTGACATTTTATAAAACATATTAAGGCGGTTGGTCGAGGGCGCTCTAATCATACGGCGGCTGTCTGCGTTCGCATGTGGACTGTTCTTACCTGGTTTCCAACTCTTTCGCAAGCTAAGCGATCCTGAGATATCTTTTGGAGTATCACTTTCCAGACCTTTATCATCTTAAACGTGAGTGGCTGTCGAGCCTTCTCGCCTTCGTAGGACACATATCCGACACCCCACCATTATTCCATGGCTATTAACACATGGTGGTGGGGGCGGGCATCCAGATCCTGCCGAGAATTTTACTAAGAACAACCTTTTGAGTTGCTCCACATTTTGCCAAGATGACACGACTCCATAAGTGGAACCGCACCCTCTTTACTCCTTCGTGCTGGACTAGACGCATGTGGGGAGTGGTGATATTGCTACCACCAGGTTACTAGTTTATCTTGCGCGATGGGAACTGCCGTTCCTCTCATACGCTGGTGTAAGCATTAGCCTACTACCCGGTTTTGGTGCCGGCACTGGTTACAGAATGGTACACAGCCGACCCGCGGGTGGTATAATTGTGAGCAGATCGGGGATTGCCTTCCCGTATGACGAGGGGTTTAACCACTATGCCACGTTGACTCGTGACCTCGAACATGTTGCACTCTGGCACTTTCGCACCGAGTGTTACCTGAAGCCCCTCTGACTGGGGTTCTATCAAACTCTCGCACTGAGAGGAAAC